CTCTAAAGACTATAAAGCTGGTCATTACGGTTTCTCACTTCGTGCAGTGAATTCTGACACGGGTGAAGTAGAAGAACTGGAATCAGGTGTGCTTGAGATTAAAGCGGATCTTGCATCTATTTCAGAAAATACCGATTTAAGAAGCCATGCACAAAAAACCTTAACAGCATTAGAAGCGGTCATTGAAGGACGTGCCAGCTTAGACCAAGAGCGCTATCGCATTAATAACCGAGAGTTATACCGCACTCCAATGGAGACGTTGATTCGATTGCGTAATCAATACCGCGCTGAAGTTGCTCGTGAGCAGGCGAAAGTATCAGGTAAAAGCCTGTTTGGTCGTGTCGTACGGGTTAAATTGGGGTAATTGCTTGAATGAATATTTTTAAACGCCAAATTGCTGAAGTACCGAATGTCACTCAGATAAACCCTGTATTAGATGAGTCAGTCGTAAAAAGAGGGAGTCGAGTTTTTCGCAATGCTGTTCGTTGGTTTAAAGCAGGTGTGAGTGATCGTTTAACCTCTGCTTGGCCATCGACACCAATACCCGCAGATTTAATCGTAGAGCGATACCAGCGAACCCTCGTAGCACGTAGTCGTGAGCAGTGTGCCAATAATGATTATGGACGAAATTATTTACGTTTAACCCATCAAAATATCGTTGGTCCCCAGGGGGTAATGCTTCAGGCTCAGATTCGAAATGCTCAGGGAAAATTAGACAACAAACTGTGTGATGCGGTGGAGCTGGAATGGTCGAATTGGAATAAGAAAAACCACTGCGATATCCAGGGCAAAAAGTCATGGCGTTCTATTCAGCGTTCTTGTGTGATTTCGGCGGCGAAAGATGGTGAATTCTTTGTGCGGATTATCCGTGGTGCTGATGCGGGGAGTTATGGTTTTGCTCTACAAATGATTGATGCTCAGCGCTGCCCAATTATGTATAGCGCAAAACTCTCAGGTGGTCGTTTCATTCGTCAGGGCATCGAATTTAATGCATTTGGGCGTCCGATCGCATACTACTTTGATAGTGACTCAGAAGAAGAAAAACAATACCGATTTGGCTCTGGGAACTATATCCGTGTACCTGCAGAACAAGTTATCCATGGTTATTTAGAAGAAATTGTTGGGCAAAAGCGCGGTATGCCTTGGACGGCTACCAGTCTATTTCGCATGAAGCAACTCTCAGAATTTGAAGATTCAGCGATTGTGAATGCGCGTGTCTCTGCCAACAAAATGGGTTTTATTCAGTGGAAGGAAGGCTTTGGTCCCGAGTTTGAACAGGATGATGAGATTCAAATTGAATCGCAAGCTGGTGAATTCCCAATGCTGCCTATGGGAGCGGAACTTAAAGAGTGGTCTCCTAATTATCCAACAGGTGAATTTCTACCTTTTCATAAAGCCATGCTGCGCTCAATGGCCGCAGGTATGGGCGTGCTCTATAACAACTTAGCTTCAGATCTTGAAGGTGTGAATTTTTCCAGTATTCGCCAGGGAACTTTAGATGAACGTGAGCATTGGAAAGAACTTCAACAATGGTTGATTGAAGCTTTAGTTGAGCCTGTCTATTACGCATGGCTGGAATATGCCTTGCTTAAGGGGGTGATTAAGAAGGGCAATGTGTCACTGAAAGCCGTGGATATTGAGCGCTATACGCAAGTCACTTGGCAGCCACGCCGTTGGGCTTGGATTGATCCATCTGCCGATGTAACAGCTGCAGAAAAATCGAAGAACAATATGCTGACGTCTGCAGGAGCCATTATTCGTGAACAAGGTAAGGATCCACAAACCGTATGGGCTGAGATTGCCCGCGATACTCGCGCCATGATTGATGAATTAGTGGCTCAGGGCATCAGCAAAGAAACAGCAGAAGAAATGATCTTGGCCAGTATGGGGCGTAAGCAAACTGCAGCGGTCGGACGACCTAAAGAGGGCATGTAATGAAATTTTTAAAAACTGATCTGGCAATGGCCTTGGCAGGTATGTCGTTCACTCGAGATGCTTCTCAAACAAAACCTTTACCTGATTTTAATAAAGACAAACTGGTTCGTAACTATGTTGTTGATGATTTCAAAGTAGACATGGAAAAGCGGACGGTTGAGCTTTCATTTTCAAGTGAAACGGAAGTAGGTCGTTGGTTTGGTGTGGAAATTCTGGATCATAGCCAAGGGGCAATTGATTTCTCTCGCTTGAACACCCGTGCGCCGTTTTTAATGGATCATAACTCTCGTGATCAGGTGGGTGTAGTCGAAAGTGCTTGGTTAGATCATTCTCAGCGTAAAGGACGTGGATTGGTTCGTTTGAGTAAATCTGCACGTGGTGAAGAAATTCTACAAGATATTAATGACCTGATTCGGACCAATATCAGCGTTGGTTACACCATTAAAAAAGCCATCTTAAAAGAACAGCGCGAGCATGATGATGTTTATTTAATTACAGAGTGGCAACCCTATGAAATTTCCCTTGTATCCATTCCTGCTGATACCAATGTAGGCGTTGGCCGTTCCGCAATTGTGAATAATGAAAATAACGCTGCCGTTCCACAAAATGAGCCTATAGCAATTATTCCAGCGAATCAGCAAAGAGCAAATCGTATGAATTGGGACTACTTTACAGATAAAGACGGTAATCAAGTCCGTCAGCGCATCAATGAAAATGGTGAGCGTTATGGCGACATTGAAATGGTGCGTGCAGTAGGTGATACCGCAGAACGTGGAGCGGATTCAGAGCGTAAGCGTGTCAGCGAGTTAATGCAGTTAGGTGAGCGTTTTGGCGCAAATGATCTGGTCCGTCAGTATATTGATGAGAATAAGTCACCAGCCGAGCTACAACATGCAATTTTAGAGCGCATGCATGACAATCAGGGTAAACCTATTACTGAACAGCCAAAAAGTAACAATGCCAATATTGGTCTCACTGGTGATGAAGCACGTTCATTCAGTTTAATGCGTGCAGTACGTGCCATGTTGCCAAATGCCACTCAAGCAGACCGTGAAGCAGCGGCATTTGAAATTGAATGTTCAGAAGCAGCACAAAAGGCTTATGGGCGTTCAGCTCAGGGGATTTTAGTCCCTGCAGATGTCCTTAGTCGCGTCTTTGAGGTGGGTACTTCTCAAAATGGCGCAACCTTGGTTGGGACTGACCACCGTGCCGATATGTTCATTGAAATGTTACGTAATCGCTCAACCATTATGAGCCTAGGTTTCATTATGGATGGGTTGGTTGGTGATGCCGAAATTCCAAAGCAAACAGGTGGTGCAACTGCCTATTGGCTAGGTGAAGAAGAAGATGTTCCTGCATCTAGTCCTGCAACAGGTCAATTAAAAATCAGCCCTAAAACTGTGGGTGGCCGTGTTGAGATCAGCCGTAAGCTCATGCAGCAAAGTTCACCAGCTGCGGAACAATTAGTCTGGAATGACTTAAATCGTGCTTTGGCTTTGAAAATTGATAAAGCAGCTTATTACGGTACAGGCGGGGATAACCAGCCACTAGGTCTAAAAAATATCTCAGGTGTGAATGCAGTGAGCTTTGGGGCGGTCAATCCGACCTTTGCAGAAATGGTGGCAATGGAATCTGAAATTGCTTCAGACAATGCCGATGTCGATCGTATGTCCTATGTGATTAATGCTGTTATGCGTGGTCACTTCAAAACTACAGCTAAATTTGGTTCAGGTACAGAAAGCACGATTTGGGAACCAGGGAATACAGTGAATGGTTATCGAACTGAGGTAACCAATCAAATTGAAGCAGGTGACGTGTTCTTCGGTAACTTCGCAGATTTTATTATTGCGATGTGGGGCGGTTTGGATCTCACGATTGATCCTTATTCGTTAAGTGCTAAAGGCGGTTTACGCATTGTGGGCTTCCAAGATGTGGATTTTGTTTTACGTAACACTGAGTCCATTTGCTACGGCAAGAAACCGTCTAATTGAAGAGCCACTGCGGTGGCTTATCTTTCCGAGCTCAGTAAAATGCTTATTCTTGAAAATATAGAGAGCCAAACCTGCTGCTAATTTTCGGACATTAATCTTGGCTCTACGCTGATTAAATGTATCTACAATTCGTGCTTCAAACCGAGCAATCAAAGGCAATTGCTCTGTGCCCTGATCACCCTGTTCATCCATATCAAAACTGGGTAGTTCAAGAAGCAGTGCTGGCAGTTCTTTTGCTGTTGGCGCTTTACGTTCTTCTTCATCACGATAGAACTGAACCAATTTAAAAACTGGAAATTGCGCTCTAAATTTGGCCTCAATCACATCATGTAATTGATCTAAATCCACACCTGCTATCGCATTTGCCATTTCAACTCATGCTCCAAAGTTTTGAAAAACTGATCTTGATACCCACCTGAAAAGGCTTGATCTTCTAAATACGAATCTGCTTTTGCTTTGATTTCGAGTGTTTGTTTCTCAATTGGCAATCGTCCCTTTCCAGATCGCTTAAACACTTGCCCTTTAGCAATAAAAGCACCGTCTCTTTTATGCTTACCTGCCGTCACGCCTTTCTTGGTTTCTCTAGCATTTAAGTGAATCAAGGATATTCCATTCAACCCATACCAAAGCTTTATCGTCCAACCTGTACTTGTTTTCTGAATGCTTGTTTTACGCATTCTTCTACGTAGGACCTTTTGCATCACCTGCAACTCAGTGCTTAATCCTTTAACCGTTCTGCTTTGTACCCACTTAGACATTCGGTTTAGTGTTCTACTCAGAGCCGCATGTGCTTGCTTTTCAGTAGGTTCTAACTCTGCAATGATGGCCTCAATGCCCTGTGCACTTATATCAAGTGAAATCATTCGTTAATTTCAAGCTTAAGTATCGAAAGACCTGTGCCATCTTGCTGCGGATAGGTCATGACATAAAATGTACGACCATCTTTGAGCAGCAAAAGGTCACCCCGTTTTACATCTACAACATCTACTGATTTACAGGTAAATCGAGGTTGAGCATCATCTATTTCATATTCACCAAGTTGGGCGTTTAAATACGGTTCATCGAATATTCCTGTAATGGATTTATTCTCTGAGCCATCCTCAAACTTCAAAGTGGCTGTTATAGCAAAACCACCAACCAAATCAGTCTGAAGAAACACATCCAAATTTTCCCAACTTGGCATAGGCTTTACTTGGCTTCTGCAGCAGCTTGAATCGCTTCAATCAATTTGTCTTTGGTGAGTGAAGCATCAAGCTCAAGTTCATATTCATGTAAAGCAAATTCAATGAGCTGTGCCTTTGTCAAAGTAGCCAAATCTACTTCCTGATCTTCATCCTCGCTCTCAACCAAGGTGCCACGACCACGGCGTAACAGATCTTGTGCTAAAGCATGTGGAACTTCGACCTCATCACCTTTTTTACGAATTTCACCTTCAATTACGACGGCAGAAGTTAAAGCAATTACGACAGTTGTTTTCATGGATATATGCTCACAAAAA